ATTATAATATGAAAGACACAGTAGCCAAGAGAACTTACAGATGTAAATGCGGAGTATCTACAGAGGATTATGTTTGGGATAGTTCCATAAGGGAACATACCATCAAGTGTACTAAGTGCGAAAGTGTGCTTAGCTTTGACCATATCAAGGTAGAGAAGGTAGTACATATCACATCTATCCGAACACCAACTAAAAACCGATAATATGAATCAATTAATTGAATCTGTCATTTGTGTATTTATTTTAACATTAATAATCTTAGGATGGAAGTCATTTTTGGAAGAAATAACTAAATACAAATAACTATGAATGCAGAGTTCAGAGATATTAGCAAAGAAGCTTTTATCATAGCTTACAAGGAGAATTTTGGCAATATCACCATTGCTTGTGAATCAGCAGGGGTTGGTAGAGGTCAATACAAGTCCTGGTGCGATAAAGACCCTGAGTTTAGACAAAGACTAGCTGAAATAGAGCCTGAGGAGATTATGCTTGACTTCGGTGAGCATAAGCTGATGGAAAGGATTGCTAAGGGTGATACCTTGGCTACAATGTTCCTCTTAAAAACCAAAGGTAAGCGTAGAGGCTATATCGAAAGGCAAGAGGTTGCTCATGAAGGAGATGTGGTTAAGCAGATTACTGTTAATGTCTTAAAGGCTAGTCATGTAGATGAGCTACCGAATAGTACGCAGCAGTTAGATGGAGATGAAAATGCTCAGTTAGAAGATACAGGATTTGTAGTTCCAGCTACCGAAGCTGCTAATATCCAAGATATTCCACTTTACGAGTTTGATAAAGAGGTAGAACTACCGAATGAGATGGATATTTATGAGGAATAGTGTTTAAATGCCATTTTAAGCGTAGCGGAAAGTGGTGTATATGCTTAAATCTATTTATTGCCACTTTTAAGGCGATTCTAGGGCATATCTGTCTTTGAATAGTACTATCTATCCAAAACGATGCAAAGTGTCTTAAAACGCTTCTAAATGCCCTTTAATTAGATTGCATGAATTTTTCCGAATTATTCATGCAGACTTGCCAAAGTCGGTAGCGAAACGCTGCCAATATCCGAATTAGTGTCACGAATTTATATAAATATGTGACATAGTCAGGGGTAACTCGGTTAATTGTTGTAACATTATTAGGGTAGATATGTTACTGATTTATATAGGATTGTAACAAAATTTGTTAATTCTTTAAATTGCGCTTGTTATATCTTTTAACATATAAAAGTTAAAAATGTTACAAAATAGATGCAAATGAATATAATTCGGTAGTAATACTACGCTATTATCAAAAGATGTAAACTATGCAAGTTTTGATAGTGTTCACTAATTTTGTTTGTTCATGTTCCGTGAACATAGCCAATAAATGAACTGTCCGATTTTTTAGGATAGTTGTATTATAAAATCCTGTTGTACTTAAATTATAAAAATCTGCTTTACTCAATCGACTGAGTAAAATTACTCAAAGTAAAATAGTAAAGCTATTATTTTACTTTATCAATCAAAAAGTAAATATAAAACTTGACAAATGAGCCGTAAATGATTGACAATCGGCTCAATAATGATTGATAAATTGCCTTATAAAGCACAAAAGCATATCAGAATGTGCATTTTATGACTCATTATGCCATCATTAGTGTCAAATAATGCACTTTATGGTGGATATCCCCTACTTTCCTATAAAACGAAAAGGATTAGCTTTGTCTTGAGCAAACCAAAATTTTTAATTTATTTCTATGGAAGTAACCACCAATGTTGTCTTTGAGGTACTAAACAACTCGAAGAAGAGAATCTCTGTTATGCAAGGAGGTACGAGGTCAGGAAAGACTTACAATGTGCTTACCTGGTTTATAGTTAAGCTCCTGCAAGAAAGAGGTAAAACCCTAACAATTTGCCGTTCATCCCTACCAAGTATCAAAGGTTCGGTCATGAGGGATTTTATTGAGATACTATCCAAGTATAAGCTCTATTCAGAGGAGAAGCATAATAAATCAGAGAATTTATACTTCCTTAATGGCAACACGGTAGAATTTGTATCTACCGACCAACCGCAGAAGATTAGAGGTCGTAAAAGGCACTATCTGTTTATTAACGAGGCAAATGAGGTTAACTACGAATCTTGGATGCAGTTAGCCCTAAGAACTACGGACAAAATCGTACTTGACTATAATCCTTCCGATTATTACTCTTGGATTTACGATAAGGTCATTCCTAGAGAAGATACCGACTTTACCATCACGACTTATAAGGATAATCCTTTTTTAGATAAAACCATTATTGCCGAGATTGAAAGATTAAAGGATGCTGACCACGAATACTGGAGAGTTTATGGATTAGGGGAAAGAGCGATTAGTGAAGCTACGATTTATAGCCATTGGAGAAGAAGAAGGAACTTTCCAGAGGGTGGAGATGTTTTCTACGGCCTTGACTTTGGTTATAACAACCAGACTGCCCTTGTAAGGTGTAAGAACTTCGATGGTGACATTTATGTCGAGCAACTGATATATGATACTAAGATGTCAACCTCACTCCTAATAGACCGCTTAAAGTCTATGGGGCTATCTCGTAGAGATGAGATATTCGCAGATGCTGCTGAACCCAAAACAATAGCTGAGGTAAATAAAGCAGGGTTTAATTTAAAGTCTGCTACCAAAGATGTGTTTGCAGGAATCAATAAGGTTAAATCATTCCCATTGTTTATAAAATCAGAATCTTTAGATTTGTTAGATGAGATTAAAAACTATAAGTGGAAAACGGATCATGATGGCAACACAATGGATGAGCCTGTTAAGTTTCGTGACCACTTGATGGATGCTATGCGTTATGCCATCTACTCAAAATATGCGAAAGCAAAAAGAGGATGGGTGGTTTAGGTTAAAAATTTGTTACTTTTGTAAAAATATCATATAGTGAAGTTAACGGACATACTAAGTGCGGTTAATCCTTTTAAACAAAAGGCAGCCCCTAGAAAAAATACGAACCTTAATAACCCATTTGGTGATTTTGGTGGTTTAATAGGCGGTAGAACGCTTTACCCAAATTTAGACTATGCCAAGTTCGTACAAGATTACGATAACAATAGCGAAGTCTATTCTATCATCAAGCGTATCTCAAAAACAATCTCTACAGTTCCATTCTATGTTTATAAGGTTAAGAGCAAGAAAGACTTGAACACTTATAAATCTATGATGGCTAACGCATCAAGCGGAGCAGATATTGCTCGTGCTGAGTTAGTAAGGATTAAAGCGGTTGATGAGATTGCTGATAGTCCGCTAAACAAATTATTAGAAAGACCGAATCCATACCAATCGTTCTCTGAGTTCATCGAGAATATCATTGGTTATAAACTTATTACAGGTAACTCTTACATATGGGCTAATAGATTAGCTAGTGGTAAAGTTGCTGAACTTGTTACTCTCCCATCCCAATATGTCGCTATCATTAGCGATGGTACTATCAATGGGGTTGAAGGCTACTCTTTCACATTAGTTGGGTGGGATCAGTTGGATGCTAAAGATGTAATCCACTTAAAATACTTCAACCCCTACTTCAACACTAATGGACAACAATTATATGGATTATCGCCTTTACAAGCTGCTTACAGAACTGTTCAACGCAGTAACGATGCTAAAGACACCTCTGTAGGTATGTTGCAGAATCAAGGGCCTAAGGGTATCTTGTATGCAGATGAATCAAATGATTTCGGCCCTGAACAAGCTGGTAAGTTAAAAGAAGATTTCTATAATCAGTACGGAACTAAAACGCAAGGAGGCATTATTCAAAATGCTGGTAAGATTTTAATTGCAGGTGCTAAATTGGGTTGGGTTAATATGGGATTATCTCCTGTTGACCTTCAGTTGTTAGAATCAGAGAAGATTACACTTCGTGAGTTGTGTAATGTGTACGGAGTTAACTCTGCACTATTTAACGATCCTGATAATAAGACTTACAATAACATGAAAGAGGCTAAGAAGGAAATGCTTACTCAAGTAGTACTTCCTGAATTAGTTTTAATTCGTGATGCGTTCAATAGATTCTTTGAGAATGAAATTGGACAAGGTTACTATATCGATTTCGATATTACTGTGTTCCCAGAGTTGCAAGAGGATATGAAAGAGTTATCTGCTATCCTTTCTCAATCATGGTGGATTACACCTAACGAAAAAAGACAAGCAATGAGATACGATACTGTTCAAGATGATGTCATGAACGCTATCTACATACCTGCTGGTTACTTACCTATCGATGAGTTAACAATGTTGCAGAATCCAAGAGATGCTCAACAACAAGGAGATTATAATTTGCCTCCTGTAAAATAATATGGATGTCCAAGATATTACAACCTTCTCAGCAATTCAATTTGCAACAAACCATAGCGAGGAAGTCCATCACGGAGTTTAGGCCACAAATAGAAAAGGCCTTACAAAGTGATTTTAACAAAGCTGCGGAGTTGGTAAAAGAGATGGGTGTATTCCAACTAGCTAACTATAACAAGACATTTTTCAACCAAGATAAGATTAGCAATATTTTACGAACTTTGTACGAAGGTACTGGTGGCTATACTGCTATGAGGTATCA